TCAGGCGATCAGAATCATAGCCGGGGCCTTCCATGCCCCGCCGCGTAGGCGGAAGTCGTCAACGTTGACGACAGGCAAACCTCCATTCCCATCGTTATCATTACGGCGCTCGCCGATGATGCTGAGCGCCTTCGCGGGTGTGAGAGTCGGATCGGTCAGGACGTCAAGGGAGACGCCCACGAACTCAGCCGCCTTCCACATGTCATTCAGTGCCCAGTTACTCTCTCCTGACATCATGCGGGAGAGATTCTGCGGTCGTCTTCCGATGTATTCGGCTAGATCTTTTCTGTAGCGCCCCTCAAGCTGCATTAGCATATTCAGGTTCAAAATCGCTATGTCTTGCGGACTAGCTGCAACCTTTGGGGCTGTCATAGTTACCGTCATGCCTTTAATGATACGCAAAAGTGATTAGTAGCGCAAGAATCTCAGCATGTCGAATCAAAATCAAGACACGCCGAGAGTGCTCGAAATTGATTAGTGCGTGATATGGTTGGCAACCATGAACGCCAATCAAAAACGATTAGTGACGCTTGAAGGTGATAACCCGGCGTCCCGTATCTCAGGGCTGATTGAGATACGCCACTGCCTTCAGAAAGACGTGGCGCTCGCCATCGGTATGAGCGAACAAGTTTTCTCCAACAAAATGAACGGCCTCCGCTCCTTCTCTGCGAAGGACTACAAGGCGCTCGCTGACTTTTTCAACACCAGTGTTGATTACCTCATGGGCCGCACCCTCGACCCGTGGCCCACAGACAACCCCCAACCGGAAGAGGCGACGGCATGAAGGTGAAGGACAGGTACTGGGAGGCCGAGAACTCGATCCGCTTCGCGAACCCGGAGAAAGTGACCCGGCCGCTACTGTGTGAGCCGAAAGTGTCCGAGGACGGCGTGCGTATCCGTCTGTGGCTGCGCGACCTCACGGGAACGGGGACTGGCGGCGCGATCGCCCTGCTGTCCCGCGACGAGGCGGCGGTCTTGGCGAATGCGATCGACACGCGGCGCAACTGGGTCGGCGAGAAAACCAGCGACATGCCGCGCATCGGCGTGAGCGTCACCGAGACCTCCACGATAATCCGGTTCATGGAATGCGAGAGAGAGGGACACATCGCACTCCCTCTGGCGGATGGTGAGCGTTTGGCGTCGTGGTTGCACGACATGGCCGACGGCTGTTGGCGTGCCCACTGCGGATATGTGCCGGAGGTAGCGGAATGAGCGACAAGCTGAAGCGCCGTATCCTCATTGTCCTCGCCGACGTGCTGGGTCTCTGTGGCGTGTCGATGGTGGTGTTGGCCGTCGTGCAAAGGGATGCGCGTATGGGCTTGTGGGGCGTGCTGTCCCTGCTGTTCGCGCTCAGCGACGTACTGCAAGCGTGCATAGTCCGTCGTCCCGAGTGCCCGAAACCTGTGGTCACTGTCGCGTTCGAGACACATGGCGATGGCGCGGACGGTACCGGCCATTGGGAGCGCATTGGAACACTCAAAGCCGATACCGTCCAGAATGGCGTCATTCCAGACCGCTCGCATCATCCGGGGCGGCATGAGATTCTGCGAGTCGAGAGCTTCGATGGCGACGTCAAAGCCGTTCAATCGTTCCTGAACGAGCATGACGCCGGCTATATCGCCGAGGTCACTCCTGAGCAGCCCATCATCGTTGAGGCATTGGGCAACAAGGCATGCGTCTACGTCACCAAAATCGTGCAATGCGAGCTGGGCGACATTCTCCGACTGTTGGAGACGAAATGAACAAGGTTCACGCCCGTGCGGACATGCGTTTCGTCGTTCGCGTCCTTGACTCGTCTTCATCTTCATACCGCCATTCAATGACGACGTTGACCGGCCACGGCATCATGTACCGCAGCGCCTCGCCATGTCCGAGCGTCAGCGGGAAATCGTCATACGTCGCACAGTCGGGGCCTTCCTCCGATTCGGCGGACAGGATCACTATCGGCCGGTTGCCTTCATTGACGACCGCGAACATGTGGCCCTTGACCAGTCTGGCCTCGCCCAGCGGATCGGATACGACTGGATTCGATGCTTCGAGAAGACGATTGGACTCTTGGAGTGCGACCACCTGTTCCCGAAGCGCCGCAATGGTCTCCTCATACCGACGCCGTTCCTCATCGCGTCTTGCCTCAAGTTCCTTGGCCTCGGCCTTGCGCTTTTTGGCATCCATACTCGTATTGACTACCCATGCGAAAGAAGTTCCTATCCAGCCGATGAAGGGAACCACTATCGCGGCGATTACTCCGGCCCATTCGGCCGGCTCACTGACCATCTCGTGAATCAACCAATTCAACATCGATTCTTCCTTTCCTTGTCGTCGTGCGGATTGTTTGTGCTGCAGCTTCAAGCCTACGCGGCACGGGGAAAGGACCTTATCTTCTGAAAGGAACCCTCATGATCTGGTTCGTCATCTCCATCATCCTGCTGCTCTTCAGCTCCGCCGTCACCTGCGTCGCGATGTCCAACAACGTCAAGGGTGCCGGCATCGGCCTCATTCCGGGCCTCGTCGGATTGCTGCTACTGATCCCCGCATGCCTGTACTCCGTGGACGTGGGCGAGGTCGCTGTCATCCGCAACATGGGCGGCAGTCTGGCCGGCCATTCCGAAGACGCGGGCTTCCATTTGAAGACGCCGTGGCAGAGCGTCATCAAATACGACACCCGTAACAACCTCATCAACTTCTACAAGGACACCGATTACAAGTACGACGGCGGCAGCGCGGTCGGCAAGCAAGTCACCGTCAACGACAAGAGCGGCGCTTCCGCAGACATCGACATCCAAGTCAACTACAGCCTTGATCCAAGCGCCGCCGAATACCTGTACTCGGAGTACGGCAAACAGCAGACGTTCACGCAGAACTACATCAGCAACGACCTGCGTTCAGTGGCCCGCGAACAGTCCGGCCGGTTCGACACCCTGACGATGCTCACCAACCGAGGCGAGTACACGAAGGCCGTGCAGGATGCGCTGGCGGCGAAGTGGAAGAAGATCGGCCTGACCGTCGAACAGGTCAGCGTGCAGGACGTGCGCTATGGCGAGGCCATCACCAAGAAGTACACGGAGGCGCAGGCCGCCGAGATCGACAAGCAGAAGGCCATGAACGAGCAGCAGGTCGCCAAGACCGAGGCCGAGACCAAGAAGATCAAGGCGCAGGGCGAGGCCGACGCCAACGCCGTGCTCAACGAGAGCCTGACCGACAACGTGCTCAAACAGCATTACATCGACGCTCTGTCCAACGTGGATCAGCTCGTCGTCGTCCCCGACGGCGCGGACACGCTCGTCCAGACCAAATAAGGCGGCGGATATGTTCAAGCGTTACCCGTATACGATCGGCCTGTTGCTGGTGGTTTCCATCATCTGCTGTCTGGCGTGGCTGTTGACCCATGACGCATGCATGCACCCGTTGGGCAATGGTCTGGCCGCGTGGTGGGCGTTCGTCAACGCGCCCCTGTTCCTCGTGGGCCTCGTCGAAGAGGCGGGAGGAGAGGAATGAACTTCGATGCACTCGTCTGGCAGCAGTGGGTGATCCTCGGATACGCGCTGCTCGAACACTTCATACTCATCGGCACGCTGCGCGAAACGAAGGCCAAGCCGGGAGCGGTTGTGTACCAGTTGCTCAGGCTCGTCATTCTCTGCGCGCTCGTGCTGACCATTTAAGGCTTGCCCGCCGCCATTGCGACCTTCCTTCCGACGCGGCGGGCGGCGACAAGGAACAAGTCGTTAACACCACCTCTCTCAATGATCGCGTCGCCGGTTCTCCCCGCCGGCGGCGCGCCAAGGGCGGGCAGGTTCGCCCCCGGTCGAGATTCGCGTCAGGTGGGCGCGGGCAAAGACCGGGAGGCCGTTCGATTCGGCCGCCGTCCACTGCGATCGCGTCAACGTCGCCCCCTCGCACGCCACTGACAGGACAACGCGGAATGCCCGTGCGAGCGGGGAGCGATGGACACGGCAGGCTTCGACTCCTGAGGCCGCACCGACCGGGTCCAGCGCGACCGCAACCCGCATGCTCCGACAGAAAGGACACGCTCATGGTGCATCAACCGCCACCGGACGAATACGACCACAGGGAAGAGGGATGCAGCCTGTTCGAGTGGCCTTTGAGCGACGAGGCGCTGCACATGGGAGCCGGCGAGCTCCTGGACTCGCTCATCGACACGATCCGCAGGCTCAACGCCGACCCGCAGTGGGATCGCACGCTGATCTTCCCCCGCTTCGGCGACGTGGTCGTGGACCGCGGCCGGCGGCAGATCACCGCGCGGTGCATGTGGAAGATCAAGGCCGACTACCAGATGAAAGGAACCAAGAAATGACCGACAACACCAACAAGACCGATAACTCGCTTGAGAGGCGCTTGGCGAAGAGCCTCGCCGGCCGGCTGCTCGGCTACACCGAGAATGACATACGGGACGCGCTCGAAGCCGCGCTCAAGGACGCCGGCGTGCGCCTGTGCGAGCCGGTCAAGGCGAGCGTGTATGTCGCCCCCGATACTGGCGAGCTGTCCAAGTTCCTCGAAGAGGCGTTCAAGGACGCTCAGCCGATGGGTCGCGTCATCGCCGAGGAAGACGAGGAAGACGACGAGACCCTAGACGAGCTGGAGCACATGCGCGACGTGGCCGACATGGCCTATGCGGCGCTCTCCGAACTCGCCCTGCACTGCCACAACCGCCGTAATGACGAGGCGTGGGAGATGGCGAGCGGCGCAGTCAAGGACGCGCACGCCCTCGCCACCATCGTCGGCGACTGGATCGAGGACATGGAGGACGAGGACTAGTGGCCGGCGAAACCCTGCTCACGATCGTCGGCAACCTCACCGCCGATCCCGAGCTGCGCACCCTGTCCAACGGCAATCCGGTCGCGTCGTTCACGATCGCCTCGACGCCCCGCAACTACAACCGGCAGACGCAGCAGTACGAGGACGGCACGGCGTTGTTCCTGCGCTGCTCGGCATGGAACGACCTCGCCCGGCACATCAGCCAATCATGCTCGAAGGGCATGCGCGTCATCGCCCAGGGCCGCCTCTCCCAACGCTCCTATCAGGCGCAGGACGGCACCAACCGCACCGTGGTCGAAATGACCGTGGACGAGATCGGCCCCAGCCTGCGGTACGCGACCGCGCAGGTCACGAAACAGGGCGGCCACAACGGCTATCAGGGCGGCGGCACCTACGGCAACCCGAACGGCCAGCCCCCGCAGCAGACGACACCGCCGCCGGCGTCCGACCCGTGGGCCAACGGCGGCAGCGGCCACACGCCGGACACGTTCGACACCGACACCGGCGACCCGGAATTCTAGAAAGGCAACCCCCATGGCAAAGAAAAAAGACTCGAACCTTGTCCAGGACGCGCTCATACCCGACGAGATGAGCCCGCTGAGCCTGCTGGACTTCAACAGCTCGTGCGCGAAGATCAAGCAGGCGGCCGTGGACTTCCGCCGCGCGGTCAACCACAAGATGCAGCTCGAAACCAAAGACGCCTACCTCGACAAGTTCCACCAGATCGACCCGTACACCGAGGCCGTGTACGACACGGACGCGCTCGCGCAGCACATCATCGACTGCGCCGAGGTCATCAACCGGCTGCTCACCTATCCGAAGGACGCACGCCGCGCGGTCCTGTACGACAACCTCCACGACAGCCTCGCCACGTTCGAGGAAAGCGCGCCCGACTATCCCGATCCCGACGACGATGCGGACGAGACCGACGGTGGGGAGGCCGTCGATCCGAACACCGGCGAGATCAAATAACCCATCACATTGAGAGAGGTTCCCTATGACTTGGTTCATGATCGACGACGGCATCTACGACAGCCCGCAATGCGAGGAGCTTCCCCTGGCCGCGATTGGCCTGTGGACTCTCGCCGGCAGCTACGTCGGCCGCCAGCTGCGCCACGGCGACTACGACGGCTCCATCACCATGCAGCGCGTCAGGAAGCTCGGCGGCAGCCCGAAGCTCGCCCGCCAGCTCGTGGATGCCGGCCTGTGGCGCGAAACCGAGCCCGGCGTGTTCGAGATCGTCGCCGCCAACCCGGACGGCACCATGCTCTGCAAGTACGCGGCCACCAAGGAACTACAGGAAAAACGCGCCCGCGCCGGCCGTGCCGGGGGCAAGGCGTCCGGCCGTTCGAGACGAAGCAAAAACGAAGCAAATGCTTCAGCAGACAGCGAAGCAAACGCGAAGCAAATGCTTCAACCGGACGAAGCAAAAGGTGAAGCACTTGCCGAAGCAAATGGTGAAGCAAACGCGAAGCAAACCGGCAAGCAAAAACGAAGCACCCTTACCTATACCTATTCCCATACCGATATAACCTCCCCCAACCCCTCCACGCCGACACCGACCACGACCCCGACGCCGGTGTCCGAGTCGAAGCCGGAGCGCACCACCATGGCCGAACTCGAGGCCAGGATGCTCGAAGACCCGTTCGAGACCGCATGGAACGCCTACCCGCGCCACACCGGCAGCAAAACCGAAGCCGAGAAGGCGTGGAACCTCGCCATCCAAGGCGTCGCCGGCCGGCCGCCGGCCGACCCCAAACAGCTCATCGGCAGCGTCATCGCCTACGCCAAAACCATCGACGAACCCAAATACGCGCCCAACATGAGCCGATGGCTGCGCCAAGGCGCATACACGGACACCATGCCCAGCCAGCCGAAACCCTACCGGCACGCACTGCCCGACGGCACCGTCATCGACGACCGGTGGATCACCAGCCACATCCGAGACCACGTGCCCGTAGGCACCTTCACCGACAGCATGCGAACCGACTTCTGGGCCTGCGTAAAAACCGGCTTCGACCCGGAGCAAAAAGCCGAGGAAATCATCAACGAATGCCAACGAAAGGCCCAGAGATGAGCACCAAACCCACCGATGAAACCCGCCGCATCGTACAACGGCGAGACCGATACCGATGCGCCATCTGCGACCGGGAAACCGGCAGCCACTGGAGCGGCGACAGCATCCACCACAGGGAACCGCGAAGCCACCCGTTCGACCGGCTCCACCAACCCGAAAACCTGCTCCAACTCTGCGGCAGCGGCACCACAGGATGCCACGGATGGGTCCACGCCCACCCCGCACGCGCCTACCGGCTCGGCTACCTCGTCCACACGGGCAAAGACCCCGCCACCATCCCCGTCTACTACCGCACCGGCGGCTGGCAGCAACTCCACACGGACGGCACACGCCACCCCTGCCCGCCACCCGAAAACATGCCCACCCACATCAACATCAAGAAAGGCAACGAATGAACGACACCACGACAACCCTCGCCATCGGCCACCGGACCATCCCCCTCGACCCGCCTCGCCCGCCAAGAAAACCCGACATGCTCCTCTGGATCGACACCGAAACCACCGGCGTCGACCCCTACCAGTGCGAACTCCTGGAAGTCGGCATGCAAGTCACCGACATGACCGGCAAACACCCCCACGACAGCCTCCACCTGATCGTCCACCCCGACAACATACGCAACTGGGCCAACCACCCCGAACTCCTGAAAGCCTACGAAATGCACCTCGCCAACGGACTCATGCTCGCCAGCGCCGAAGCACCCAAGGACACCTACGACTACCAGCACACCGCATGGAACATCCACGAATTCCTCAACGACCAACTCTGCCAATACACACTCCACCCCGCCGGCACCAACGTGGACTTCGACCTACGCCAACTCGACGTCCACCTCAGCCGCCACCTCAACCACCCCATCGCCGAAGGACTCCACCACAGAAAACTCGACCTCACCACCCTGCGCCTCACCGACCAAGCCATCGGCCGCGACCCCTACCAGAACCACGCAGGCACCCACCGAGTCCAAGACTGCATCCACAGGGACATCAACGACTACACCGCCTACCTCGACATCATGCGAGCCGGACACCAAGGAACCCAATCATGAACACCGGCAAACGAATACCCGCAACCCTCACGGCGATCCTCGCCATCCTCGCGCTCACGGCATGCGGAGAAACACCCAAAGGCGGCGGCCAGGGCACCGTGAACAACCCCGACCCCGGATACGTCCGCTGGTACGAACTGCCCGACGGCAGCGCGGCCGTCCGATGCTTCTACGCCTCCGGCGGAGCGTCATGCGACTGGGAACACATCGAACTCAAGGACAAGCAATGAGCACCCACACCACAACCCCCGCCCCGCAGACCATCGAACTCATCCGCCGCCTCCTGGAAGCAGCCCACCGACCCGAACCGGCCAACGATCCGACCATCTGCGCGATCTGCGGCGCACCGCTCACCGACACCACGTCATCCATCTGCCCCGACTGCCAGGAACTCGAAAAGGACTGGTAAGCATGCGCGCCACCACATGGGCCAACGACCCCGTCAACTCACCAAACCACTACACACGCTCGCACCCGGGCATGGAGTGCATCGACCTCACCGCCGACACCAGCTTCTGCCTCGGCAACGCCATCAAATACCTCTGGCGCTACCACGGCAAGGGCCGACCCGTCGAAGACCTCGAAAAAGCCCGATGGTACCTCTGCCGCGTCATCGACCACGACGAGAAGATCGCATGGACACGCCAACAACACGCCATCCTCGACACCCTCGCCAACGATCCCATCATCCCCGACGCCGAAGCGCACACATGGGCGAAACTCCGGCAAGGCTTCCCCGATTCGGCTCTCACCTGCCTCGACCGCCTCATCGAACACGAAAGGAACCAACAATGACCAACCCCAACACCTACAACACGGCCTGCGTCACCGGCGTCATCGACAACGTGGACTTCACGCTACGCGACGACTCCACCAGCGTGACCATGCTCATCCCACCCGACACACCCGTAGGCACCAGAACCATCATCATCCCCCAAGGCTTCACCCTCGCCGAACACCGGATCATCCGCGAAGCCATCGCCGACGCGCTCGCCGACCACGGGGAGGAACTATGAGCCCCGAAAAACCAGACGCTTTGCTGTGGATGGACGTGGAAACCACCGGATTGGATACGAACATGTGTTCGATACTGGAGATCGGGTTGAGATGCACCAGCCTGGACGCCATACACGAATACGGGCGGTTCGAGGCCGTGGTGCACATCGGCCGAGAAACCCTGCTGACCGTGCAGCCCTCCGCCCTGGAACTGCACCTGAACAACGGGCTTCTCGCCCAATGCGAATCCTGCGACCCGTTGGCCAACTCACCCAGGGTCATCGCCGAACAGGCCCTGCGGTTCATCCAAGGCATGGCCACCACGTACACCCTGCACCCGGTCGGCACGAACATCAGCCGTTTCGACCTGCCCATGGTCGAACGCTTCTGCATGACGGGATTCGGAGAACTGCTGCACTACCGCATGCTGGACGTCACCGCGCTGCGCCTCGCAGCCACGGCCTGCGGCCAAGACCCATACACGCACCGGGCGAAGCCCACGCACCGAGTCCACGACTGCCTCGACAGGGACATCGCGGAATACCGCCACTACCTCACCCTCATGACGGGGCCGGCGCTCGCAGAAAAGGAGGACCGGCCATGAAGCCACGTTGCATCCTGTGCCGCAAGCCCGTGCCCGACAATCACACCCGATGCGTCAAACACTGGCTCAACAACCAGGACCAATGGATGGAGGACGACCAACCGGTACACGAGCACTGCACCCCACGAAGGAGACCCGCATGAGCCACACGGCACGAATCTGGACACAGGAGCAGCTCACCGAGGCATTGGCGAGCGCCTGCGTGCTGGAAGGCGTGAGCATCCTGCACTTCGGTCAATACTCCGATACGGCCAGCCGGAACCTCAAGGCGGTGGCCAAGACCATGTACGAGACCAGTGGCGAGCCGACCATCGTGGAGGACGACGATGAGTGACCTCACCCAACAAGCCCTCACGGCGCTCGCCGACGCGGGGCTGGGCAACGAGTCAGCCGCCGAAGCGTTCGTCGTCGGCTACCAGGCCGGCTGGGACAAGGCGCTCAACCTGGCCATCAGCATCGAAAACGAACTCAACTCGGACGAGCCCACGGACAAGGAGATCGAGACCTGCGCTCGAGGGTTCTTCGAGGGCACACCCGGCCCCACCAACTGGTACGCCGTCAGCGAAGTCTCCAAACAGGCATGGCTGCACGCGGCCAAAAAGGCGCTCGCAGCTGTCAACGCCATGAAAACGAAGGAACAACAATGAACGAGAACACAACCCTCACCGACATCATCGACGCGGCGCTCGCCGCCGGATGCCAGATCAGCGTGACCATCACTCCCAAAGACTTCTACAACGAATCACAGGAGCCGGAGGAATGAACGTGAGCGAAAGCATCGACTGGCGGCATTCCACGCCGGGAGAGCTTGACCTGCACCGGTTCATCGGACTCACGAGGAGAGGCCAAACACTGGACGGCTATCTCTCCTGCTTCATGCAGAACGGCTGGTGGACACTCACCGACGCCGACAATCTCGCCACCGTCATCAAACCGGACGCCAACGGAAACCCCACACTCAACACCGAACTCTTCCGCTCCATCAACGTACTCAAGGAAATACGACCATGAAAAAAACTACATTAGTCCACCACAGAACTACATTAATCACCACCGGTTTTTATAGCGCGCTCGCCGGAGGAACCCGATGAGGCGCGAAAGCTGGTCGGTGGAATCCACCATCGGACTCCTGTTCACCATCATCATCGCGATACTGGCACTCGCCATCGTATCCGCCATCGGCCTGGCCGCGTACGCCGCGATGGACACCGGCCCCAGCCAGCGCATCGTGCAGCAGGTGGAGACCACGGGCGACGTTCGCCGCCTATGCATCGAGGCTCGAACCGGCGAGCGCGTCGATGCCATGTCATGCGACTTGATTGATCCGCATACGGGAGGTGTTGCGAAGTGACGAGTCAGGCGATACGCGACAAGGTGCTCGCATGGCACGGGCGCGGCTACGGCGCGACGGATACGGCCCGTCAATTGGGTCTGCCGTTGGAGGAGGTGCGCGCGATCATCCGCGAGGGCGACGGTCGGCCGAAACCGCCATGCAAGGTCGAGTTCATCGAACCGCCGCTGTTCGAGGAATGAACTGAAATACCAGATAAAAACGAAACCCTCCACACGAGGCGGAGGGCATGTCAGCAAGCAACCAGTTTAGCCGATGTGGAGGGGTTTCGTGAACTGCCAGAACTGCAACACCATAATCGAAAACGGGTACGCGCTGTGCACGGCGTGCGAGCTGCGCTTCGCCGGCACGCTCCTGCGACTCGCGCGCGACGTCACGCCGTTGCACGACTCGCTGGACGCGACCCTGCATCCGGGCGGGCACGCGCCCGTCAGGATCCAGACGGCCACTCCCCCGACTCCTATCAGGCTTGACGTGCTCGACCTGCTGGACATGCTCGATGCGACGGCGCGCGAACTGTGGCGTTGCTTGGATGTCATCGACGCCTTGGATTGGCACAAGGATCCACGCATGGAGGACCTCGAGGCCACGCTCATCGCATGCGCCGGCCACCCCAAACTCGCCGCATTCCCCGACGCAGGCCTCTACATGCACATCATCAACAACCTTGCCCGCAAGGTCGACCTCGCATTGGACCCGCCCGAACAACGCAGGGAGATCGGCACCTGCGAACTATGTGACACCATGCTCACCGCAGGAACCGCAGACCAGTGGGTCACATGTCCCGTGTGCGGGAAGGAACAGCGAGCGCAGACGGTCAAACTGCGTAGGCTCGAGACGTTGTGTTGGGATGATTCCAAGCGAGGTTCGGCGGCGGAGATAGCCAAGGCGTTCACCGACGCGGGAATCACCGTGCGCAGGGGCACGCTCAACGTGTGGGTCAACCGGGGCAAGCTGTGCAACGGCCCTCAGGGCATCGCCTACTGCGACGTGTACCGGCTCGTGGTCGGAGGTGCAGCTTGACAAAATCGCGACTGTAACCGATGATTGCAGTGGCAGAAGTGTCGAAAAAAACCAGTCCGGATGGCTGGGTTTTCGTGTATCTGCCCACATTGCATGGGTCGAGAGTACTCCGCCGGCGGCGTCCAAAGCGCCGGTGCCAGTCGGCCCGCCAATGGCTTCGGTAGCTCAGTTGGTCAGAGCGATACGATGCGTTCCTATCGGCCGGCGGTTCGAATCCGCCTCGAAACCCTACGGCTTGCGTGCCTGAGAGGACTAAAGGATAACGTCGCGAGACGTTATAACCAGTAAACACTGCCACTGGTTCGCGGCTTCGAATACCGCCCAAGCCACCAATTACAATGCCAGTATGGCATCTCGAATCTGCTGGCATTGCGGCAATCAATCCCATATGACACGTATTGGCGCCCCCTATTCGCCCGTGGCTTTCAAAACAGTCACTGAGACACCGATACTATGGTTCGCTTGGTTCAAGTGTGACGCATGTGGTTATTCATCCGTAGCTTCAACGGCAAGAGCTCCCTGGCCGGCCTTGGAAGACGCCACGAAATATCAGGACTCTTCATTGGAAGCGTCAAGAGGCGATAAGAAAAAAGCCATACAACAAGTGGTCGCCCACCACTTCGACGATGAGGACTCACAAGTCACGTGGTATCCGGCCCTGTCACTTGGAAGGGAGTTCAAGGAAGTGCCACAGCATATCGCAGACGCGGCCTCCGAAGCATACGCATGTTTCAGCATCCGCTCCTACCGTGCCGCCATACTCATGGCCCGCAGCGTACTCGAAGCCAGCGCGAAAGACAAGAACGTCACGAACGGAACCCTCGCGTCCAAAATCGACGCGCTCGCCGACAACGGTGTCATCAGCCCGCAGATACAGCAGGAGGCACACGAGATCCGCTACCTCGGCAACGAGATGGCACACGGCGACTTCACTGAACCCGTCAGCGAAGAGGATGCCGATGACATGCTCGGATTCCTTGCCACATTCCTCAACTACGTGTACCAGATGCCTGCCGCCATAAGACGCAGACAGGAAGCTCGCAGGAAGCGGGCGGCCAACCCCAACATCTAAGTCCATCCAAGCCCCGCCATAGTGCGGGGCTTACTCATATCCGGGAGGCGATGACACATGAGCACGCATCGCAGCAACCCGCGAAAGACCAACGGCCACCGGCGCAGGCAGATCATAGCCCGAGTGCTCGCCGCCTACAATACATGCCATCTATGCGGTAGGCCAGTGGACAAGACACTCCCCGCAGGATTGCCCGGCTCCCCCGAAGTGGACGAGCTCATCCCGGTATCCAAAGGCGGCAGCCCATACCAGTTCACCAACTGCTACCTCGCACACCGATGGTGCAACCGCATACGCAGCAACCACAGCGTCGAATGGGCACGCAACGAAATCGCAAGAACGCTCAACAAGCATCACGGCACCATGCCGACCAAACCAACCACGATGGACTTCAGGACCAGTGACTGGTAGCAAACCCTAGGGGGGTATACCCTGGCCACCTCCGGCAACGGCCTCCTCAGGTGCAGGGCCTTTTTTTACACGGTTGTTTTTCCACATGGGAAACGGAGCATGACCAATGACGAAGCCTGCCGAGCGGAAGACCTCGACCGTCTATAACGCGGCCCGTTCCAACGACAGGCGCAGACTACTGGTCGCGTTGCGCAACAAGATCGCCGCCGCGTTGGACGAAGGGGTTCCCGCACGCGATCTGGCGTCATTGTCGAAACGGTTGTCGGACATCACCGCGGAGATCGCGGCCATCGATTCACGCGAGCATGCGAAGGAGAATCCAGTTGTGCAGGCGTTCGGAATCGGAGACCAGCCCATCGATGCTGGTTCCGGGGGCGAGTGAGCTCATCATCCCCGAGGGGATGATCGCCACCAGCGAGCCCTCGTTGAACGCGTTCGTGGAGGCGTTGGGTTTCACGCTCGACCCCTGGCAGCGGGCCATCAACCGGATCGCCTTGGCCAAACGTTCGGACGGCCTGTGGGCGGCTCGCAACGTTGACATGAGCATTCCCCGCCAGACGGGCAAGACGTTCGACGTCGGCTTCGTGCCCTTCCACCGTTGCATCCGCAACCCACGGTTCACGGCCATATGGACCACTCACCACTTCAGCGTCACTCAGGACACGTTCCAAAGCATGCGCGATATCGCGCTCATGGAGGAGATGGAGCCGTTCATCGACCCCGACCACGGCATACATTCCGCAGCCGGCAAGGAGGCCATCTACTTCCGCAACGGTTCGCGCATAGCGTTCAAAGCACGTGAGAACGGAGCCATCCGCGGTTTCAAGAAGGTGGGTCTGCTCATCCTGGATGAGGCGCAGCACCTGTCCGATGCGGCCCTGGCCTCAGTGCTGCCTACCCAGAACCGTGCCGACAATCCGCAGACCTGGTATATGGGCACCCCACCGGGGCCCACGCAGCAGGGCGACGTGTTCGCCCGCCACCGCGCCAACGCGTTGGCCAGAAGGTCGAAACGAACCCTGTACGTCGAATTCTCCGCCGACCGTGGCACCGACCCGCTCGACCGCAGCCAATGGATGAAGGCAAACCCCTCTTATCCGCTGCATACGAGCGACGAAAGCATATTGAACCTGTACGAGGAACTCGCCGAGGATGACTTCCGCCGTGAATGCCTCGGCATCTGGGATGAATCCACGTTCCGCTCCGCGATAGACGCGGACGCGTGGAGAGCGGGAATAGTGGAGGAACGCCAGCCCGGCGGCTGGAACGCGATAGGCGTGGACATGCCGCCCGACCGCACGAGCCTCGCCATCGGCGCATGCCGCGCATGGGAGGATGGCAACGCGCACATCGAACTCGCCATGTTCCGCGACACGAAGCAATACGGGGTCGCATGGGCCGTCGATTGGATCGCGCAACGCTGGCCGCGCATGTCCGCGGTGGTCATCGACGCACAATCCCCGGCCACCGTATTGGTGCCCGATCTGAAGCGTCGCGGCGTGAACGTGACGCTCACCGGCCCGACCGACATGGGTCAGGCCGTGGGCCGTTTCCAGGACATGATCAGAGACCGCAGACTCGCTCATCTCGAACAGGCCCCGTTGGATGTGGCCGTAGGCGGGTGCGCGTTGCGCAACATCGGCCAATCCGGAGCGATGGGCTGGAACAAGCTCGGCTCGGATGTTGACATCAGCCCGCTGGTCGCCGTCACCCTCGCCCTGCATGGGGCGATGACCTCGAAACGCAGGCCCGGACAGAAGCAAAGGATGATTCGACTGTCATGATCAGTTTCCCAAACACCATCAGCGGCCTGACCAACAGCGAGCAGGAGCTTTACCGCAAGCTGCTGCGACGCTTGCTGAAGAAGCGCAGGCGCAACCGGCTGCGTTCCAAGTACTATAACGGGCGCAACGAGCTGCATGATATCGGCTACTCGCTGCCTCCCATCGCCAAGGACATCGATATCGTGGTCGGCTGGCCGGCCAAGGCCATCGAAGGCCTCGCCAACCGTGTGAGACTCGACGGCCTCCTGCCGGCTGATGGCGGCGAGCTGCCGTCTTCGGTCTCCGACCTGATGGATGAGAGCGATCTCGTGCAGCTCGCGCAGAGCGTGCACACGGACGCGTTCGTCCACTCCTGCAGTTTCGTGGCCGTGCTCTCCGGCGACACGTCGAAGGGCGAGCCGGAGGTGATCATCCAGGAGTTCACCGCCGACGTGGCCACCGGAGAATGGGACAAGCGACACAACCGTTTGAAAAGCGCGCTCCTGTTCGACACCGACGATGAGTGTGATGAGGTCACCGGCATCTACCTGATGCACTACGGGCAGACCATCACCATCGACCCGGTTGGAGCGGGCTGGAAGGTCGGGCATCGCGAACCGAACGACCAGCAGCGCATCCCCTGCGAACTGTTCGCCTACCGGCCCGACAGCAAGCGTCCGTTCGGTCGTTCGCGCATCGACCGCACGGTGATGAGCCTGACGGATTCGGCGGTGCGCACGTTCCTGCGCTCCGAGATCCAAGCTGAATTGTATTCCGTCCCGGCACGCTATTTCCTCGGGGTCACCGAGGACATGTTCACCGATGACGACGGCAATCTGGTGCCGAAATGGCAGATCATGCTCGACCAGGTGCTTTCCCTGCCCTCCAATCCGCAGACCGGCCAGAACCCGGTCGTGGGCCAGTTCCAGCAGGCGAGCTTCGAACCGCATCTCGCCCAATTGCGCCAGACGGCCACCATGTTCGCCTCGGCCACGAGCCTTCCACCGGATGCGATGGGCGTGCTCACCGACAACCCCTCCAGCGCGGAGGCCATCGACAAGGCAAGCAAGGAATTATGCCTGCTGGCGGAGAACTGCCACACATGGTTCGGGCACCCGTGGCGTCGAATTATCGAACGCGCGCAGATCCTCGCCGGTGATGGCGACGTGAAAACCGTGCAACCCATGTGGCGCAATCCAAGCACGCCATCCAAGGCCGCCGCAGCGGATCTCGCATTGAAACTCGTGCAAGGCAACATCCTGCCCGCGGACAGCGAGGTCACCTACGACATGCTCGACCTGACCGACCAGCAGCGCGGCATCCTACGCGGCGAAGCCCGACGAGCTCAGGCACGCAAATACATCGATTCATTGACGAATGGAGGTACAGATGTTTCTGGACAATCTGAATCTGCCTCCGGAAACAGCCAAAGCACTCGAACTCGGACTCAATGACCTCCGCGACGATTATCTCGACAACCTGTTCGACCTACGCAAACAAGCGGAGACGGCCGCGGAGGAAATCATCGAGGAATACGGCAATGATTTGACGCTCCTTCGCAACAGTTACGCGGATTACGCGCAGAGAACCACCGAACTTGCCAATCGTTACTATGCGAATGTCCGCGACCTATGGGACGCGCTCGCCGACGTTGACATGCCGGCGTTCTCCGGCGTATCCGTGGATTCCGACGAAGCGGCATGGAAACAGTTCGGCGGAGTCAACAATACCGATCATCCGGGCTACACCTATGACTCTATACGTTCCGGCCATAACAAGGCGGGCCTGAATATCGATGACATGTGGAATCTGGGAGTTCGTCATCTCGACTCGAAAGGACTGAAGACCCTCGCAGGTCAGATCGTGCGCAATACCGCACGATTGACCATTGAGAACTCCGCCGTGGCCGACCCCACTCGACCCCGTTACGCACGGGTGCCTTCCGGCGCAAAGACGTGCGCGTTCTGCGTCATGCTCGCTTCCCGCGGATTCGCCTACTCCACGGAGAAGTCAGCAGGCGGGGAAGACGAAAAATACCACAATGATTGTGACTGCATGATTATCCCCAGTTGGGGAAGAACCAACATCAAGAGGTACGACCCTGCCAGGTATCTGCAAATGTACGAGACGGCGGTGAAACGTACCGGAACCACCGATTCGCGCATAGTCACCCAATGGATGCGCCACATGTATTCGAGAGAGCTCACAGACGGGGCGGAACCAAAGAAAAAGCGCGCCGCATTCTCTATCGAAAAAGCATTTACCGGCATGCGCGGCGAGAAATCGGTCAGCAAGAAAGCGTGGGACAAGCGGCAAAAGACATTGGGAATCCCCCTTGATTGGGACGTTCTCGAAATGCATGAGATCACGTTCATGGAACGATTCGCCTCATTCGGACAGCATTTCGAATGGATACCAAAGGATGACAGCGCGTCCCATATGCCCACCAACGATTTCCACTGGACTGAAATGGGGTTGGACGTCGAGCTCAAGGCGACGAAAAAACAGCATCCGAAGTGCGACACATTCGCTAAAGCCATCAGCCGAGCAGTGAATAAAGCCATAGGCAAAGGAGTCGTCAAAGATTCCTTCATCCTGGACGCTTCAGGCGCCGTCATCTCAGGTAAAGAGCTGGCTCGCCTTGCGGAATACAATGTCCTTCACCCCGATTCGAGAATCAGTCATCTGTTCTATCTGGACGAGAAATCTGATGGGATTAAAGAAATTGTTCTGAAATAGCAAGTCCGTGGCACTCCTCCACAAAAAAAGTCATTATTCCAGACTCGCAGAGGACCACGGACATATTTGATTTTATCATCTCCGGCGGATTGCCAGAGCGGCCCGATGTCTATTTAGAAGTGCAACACCCTTGTTGGTCCTGTAATTCTAACAGTTCGTCGGCGAACGCCTCGGCGGGCGTGCGGTAGCCGAGCACGCGCATGGGGCGGTTGTTGATCTCGTCGACGATCTCCCTGACCTCCTTTGCCATGTCCATCCGTATCTCGCAGCGTTTGGGCAGATACCGGCGGATCATGCCGTTGCGGTTCTCGTTGCTTCCCCGCTGCCAGCTGGAGTACGGGTCGGCGAAGTACGTGGCCATGCCCAGCCCGTCGCGCAGCCTTTCGTGGTGGGCGAACTCGGTGCCGTTGTCGTGCGTGACGCTGACGCGCGCGCCGGCCGGCAGCGGCGAGAACATGTCCAGCTGCGCCCCGACGCTCTCGCCGGCGGTCTTGTCCGGAACGATGCGGGCCATGAGGAACCTGGTCCTCCTCTCCACCTCGGTGTGCAGGTTGCATCCCACTCCGATGACGCTGTCGGCCTCCCAATGGCCGAACGCGCTCCTGCCGTCGGCCTCCGGCGGGCGTTCGGAGATGGGCACTCGGCCGGGGATCGGGAAGCGCGACGTCCTCCTGCCGCCGTGCCTGCGGCGCCGCCTGTGCCCTCGCGGCAGGCACCGCGCCCAGCGTTCCCGAAGCGGCCTGCTGGAGTAGACCCATCGGTAGATGGTCTCCGGGCACACGCGCATGAGCGCATCGTCCGGCCACAGGACGCGCAGCCTGCCGCTGATGAGCAGCGGCGACCAGCCGCGGCCCAGCCATTCGGCCACCTGCGCCCACAGGCGGTCGTGCGACAGCCGGTAGGGCTTTCGTGGCTTGGATCTCCTGCGGTCGGCCTTGCGCTGCGCGGGCCCGGCGATGTAGTAGCGGCCGGTCCATGGCCCCGCCTTCAGTCTTTTCGGCCGGTACGGGCGGTACGACTCGTTCTCGTTGGATGGGAACCATGTGTTGCGCTTGATCTCCCGGCTGATGCTGGACGGGCTGCGGCCCAGCATCGCGCCGATCCCGCGTATGCTGGCGCCGTTGCCTACCTCGATCTGGATGACCTGGCGTTCCTCTTCCGACAGGTGCGAATATACTTCTCCCATAGGTGCGACATCCCTTCGGACTGGTTTTCTAGGCAATTTCCAATCTAACGGGTGTTGCACTTTCATTTAGACAACGGGGGTCGATTGGAGCCGGCTGTAAACCGGTCGCCCTTGTTGCCTCGCAGGTTCGAATCCTGCATCCGCCACTTCTCGCGGACCCCGCATGCCGCGTCGTTAACCATGCGAATCAACCAACCATAAGGAGTAACCCATGTTCCGCAACAGGTTCATGCTCTACCGTCACCGCCACCTCATGTTCATCGACTCCGACGAACAGTCCGGAGGCTCCGGAGAACCATCAGCCGAGCCTAAAAAGCCGACTGGCGAGCCTGACGGTGAAGACCGTTCCAAGGATTTCAGCCGTGCGCTCGCCAAGCGGGTCGCCGAGATCGAGGCCAAGTACTCGGATTACGAGGAGCTGAAGGCCAAGGCCGCGAAATACGACGAGCGTGAGAGCGAGTCCAAATCCGATATGGACAAGCTCAACGAGCGTCTCGCGGCCATCGAGAAGGAACGCGACGAGCTGAAGGCCTCCGAGGAGCATCGCACCCTGGTGGACAAGGTCGCCAAGGAGACCGGTCTGCCGGCCGAAGTGGTGGCCATGCTCTCCGGAGACGACGAATCCGCGTTGAAGGAGCATGCCGGCAAGCTCGGCGAGCTCATGTCCTCCAAGCAGCCGAAGCCGCGCCACGGCAGCCCACGTACCGCCCAGGCGGACGGCAGGCGCGCCGATGACAATCCCACGGCTATGGACCTGCTGCGAGACGCCTACTCCGACTGATTTATTTTTCGAAAGGAGCCAATCATGGCAATCACACTGGCCGAAGCGGCCAAACTCTCCACCGATTCCCTGCAGCGCGGCGTATTGGAGACGTTCGTGCAGGAAAGCCCGATCCTCGACCGCATCCCGTTCCTGAGCATCGAAGGCAACAGCTACGCGTACAACGAGGAGGCCACGCTGCCGGGCGTCGAATTCCGCAACGTGAACGAGGCGTACTCCGAATCCACCGGCACCGTGAACCAGAAGAGCGAGAAGCTGGTCATCCTCGGCGGCGACGCCGACGTGGATCGCTTCATCCAGCAGACCCGCTCCAACCTGAACGACCAGCGCGCCACGCAGACCGCGATGAAGGTCAAGGCGATCTCCTACAAGTTCCAGGACACATTCTTCAACGGCGACACCGCCACCGACCCGAAGAGCTTCGACGGATTGAAGAAGCGTCTGACCGGCTCCCAGGTCATCAGCCCCGCCGCCACCGGTTTGAAGGTGCTCGGAGACGGCGGCGCCGACGTACACGCGTTCCTCGACAAGCTTGACGAGCTGCTGGCCGCGGTGCGCGGCATCAACGCCACGAACGGCGCGATCTACATGAACAGCGCCATCATGGGCAAGTTCCGCTCCGCCCTGCGTCACATCAGCTATGACACTACTCTCCAGCAGGACATCGCCGGCAAGCGGGCCCTCATGTGGAACGGCATCCCGGTGCTTGACGCCGGTACCGAGACCGATGGCAGCATGGTCCTCTCCCAGGACGAGACCTTCGGCGATGGCGATGCCGCGTTGACGAACACGTCCAGCATCTACGCCGTCAAGTTCGGTTCCAGCGAAGGCGATCAGGCCGTCACCGGCCTGACCAACGGCGGCGTCATGGTCGAGGACCTTGGCCAGCTTCAGGAGAAGCCCGCCTACCGCACACGAGTCGAGTTCTACTGTGGTGTGGGCGTGTTCGGCGGCCATGCGGCCGCACGCCTGAACGGAGTGCTCAATGCCTAGCAGGACCGAGGAAGTCGCCACCGACATCCTCGACGAACCCACCCCGGTCGCCAAGAAAACGGAACCGGCTGCCGTGAAACCCGTGACGGCTCCGGCTCCCGTGAAGACCAGGCGCGTCAAGACCGTGCCGCATCGCGTCGAATCGTTCGAAACGGTGCAGCCGGACGGCGTGAGGGTGAGGATTCGCCGGGATATCGACAACGGCATGCAGACCATCGAGATCGTGTAGGAGGCCCATCATGGCCGACACCATAGCCGGAGACGCATTCGCCGATGTGAATCAGTTGGAGGCCGGATGGCATCCGCTGCTCGGCGACGAACGCGCACGCGCCACCGAACTCCTGGCCCGCGCCACCAGAATCATCAAAGGAGACTGCCCGAAATGGAGGCTCTACGAGCGTCGCAACCCGGGCACCTGCGGTGACATCTGCTGCGAAATGGTACGCCGCGCCATGATCCCCGACAGCAACGGCCTTGCTCCGGCCGGCGTGACGCAGATGAACACCACCACGGGCTCGTTCTCGGACGGCTACACGTTCGCGAACCCGATGGGCAATCTGTACATGCTCGACACGGAGAAGCGCAGGCTCGGCGTGGGAGTCGAGAAGGCGTTCCAGATCCGGATGGTCGGAGGAAGGCATCGTCATGGAACGTGTTGACGTGTATCGTGGCGCGGCCGAAATGGATGCCGACGGGAACCCGGTGCAGGGTGAGATGCGGCATGTGGCCACGCTCATGGGTTTCGTCGCGCCGGTGGAGGCCTCGCAGTCTCCTGGCGCGGATTCGCAGGGCGTGGCCCGTCGTTTCACCCTGTATTTCCGCGGGGAGCCCACGGGGATCCTGGACACGGATTGCCTTGTGGTGCGCGGCAAACCGTTGATGGTGGATGGTCCGCCGCTCGAATGGTGGCGTTACGGGCGTCATATCGGCGACGTGGTCAACGCGTTCGTCAGGGAGGGGTGAAACCGATGGGCAAGAAGGTCAAAGTGGTGCTCAGCCGCAATGCGTTCAGCTCCGAGGTGCTGCACAAGGCCGTGAAACCGGTCATGGACAGTGCGCAGGAGCAGATGGAGGGCATGGCCGAAGTGCATCCGTCCATCAAGGTGTATCGGAACGAGGACACCGACCGTTCGAACGTGGTGGCCACCTGTCCGGCCGCGGTGGAGGGCGCTCATGGCGTGCTCACGCAGATGATCGGCAAGGTGGTCGCATGAGCGTGTTCCAACCTCCCACCAGAACACCCCGTTTGGAACGAATCCTGCTGAACCTGCTGCGCGAACGCTTCCCGGATGTCGTGTTCGGCACGCTGCGCAGCAGGAACAATCCGGAATCCGAATGCGTGATCGTGGCGGAACCGCAGCAGAAGGCAACACCCATCAGCCAGTACGTGCGCGTCCGTTGTTCCATCTGGGTGCGCAGGGACGACGGCACCGGTGACCTCGACGCCTCGCACGAGCTTGCCAGCAGCATCGAACTGTATCTGACCGGCTTGTGGCCTCCGATTCCGATCATCAGCATCGAGCATGATTCCGGGCCGGTTCGCATGACCGACGAGAACGGCTGCATCTACTCGTATCTGATTCTCCTGCTTCAGACGAACACCGTTTGAGGCAGTCCATAATTCCAACGATTCGTTTTGAAAGGCGATCATCATGGCTGACAACAGTTACATCAGCTCAGGCAACAACGCCGAACTCGTGCGCGCCGTCAAGGACTACGCATTGTTCCTGTTCGGCGAAGACGAGACATACACGAAACCGACGGGCGTCGATTGGAAGCCTCCGGCCGGCAAGCTGCCCATCGGCTACAACAGCGAGGACGGCACCACCATCCACCCGGAGCCGGGCGACGAGACCGAGATCAAGGGCCACAACGGCGACGTGGTGTATTCGGAGACCGATCCGGGCTACTGGACGTTCCAGTTCTCCGCGCTCGAAGGCAAGAAGAGCGTCGTGGAACTCTACACGAACTCCATCGTGGACAAGGATGGAGGCATCCACGTCAAGGACGCGTCCACCTCCAAGACCATGTCGATGGTCATCGCCGGCATCGACCAGAAGGAACGTCCCATCGTCATCCACGCGGAGAAGATCAAGGTCTCCGACCGTGACGACATCACCCTCAAATCCACCGACCTGCTCCAGTACAACATGACGCTCAAGACGTTCAAGGGCAGCGACGGCCACCAGTGGCATGCGTGGGGAATGGTCGTGGAACCGTCCGCATCCGACTCCCAGACCGCCACGGCGGAAGCCTCGGCCGAAGCCTGACCAGATTCCTCCCCGCGGGACTCCTCTCTTCACCCGCGGGGCTTTTGATTCTTCCCCGCATCCAGGATGGCGGTCCCGATGCGGGGAACCTCATATCCGACCGCCAAACCAGCAAAAAAGAAAAACCGTATCAAGGAGACCGCCATGACCAACCAATACGCGAAGGTCGAACCCATCATCAACGACGACGACCAGCTGGAGGACGTGCACCTCGACGTTCTCGGCGTCAAACTCGACCTGCCCAACCTCAACAGCGCCGACCTGCCCATCGACCTCGTCAACGTGATCCTGCTGATCAAAAGCCAGCCGGTGCTCTCCGACGAACAGACCGCGCTCGCCATGAGCGCGTTCCTCGCCTACTTCCAACAGTTGCGTCCGGACTATTGGAACGCGTTGCGCAAGGCCGGCCACGCCATGGCATGGCTCACCGCCACCGTGCGCACCTGGGCCGAACAATCCGGCCTCGACCCAAAAGCGTTTACCTCAGCGCCCTCCACGCCAATCACAGGGAAGCGTTAGACGCCGACTGGCTCGCCACATACCACACCACATGGAAGCCCGTCACGCTCGCCGAATGGTTCAACGCGCCCGCGGACAGGAAACCCAAAGCCAACTACGGCATCGGCCAGGCATGGCGGCTCACGAGACAGATCCTCAGGAACCATACCAGCCATTGTTTCGCGGCGCTCGCCGGCTGGACGTACACGCCCACCGGGGCCGAAATCGCCATGTGGGACATGTTCGAACTCGAAGGCAGGCTGCAACGCGAAGGCTGGCGGCCATGGACGGACAGGCACGCGGACCCGTTCGCGCCGACGCGATTGGAAACCAGCCAAGCGCGTAAGGAACGACTCGAACGCCGCGAACTCCTCAAGCAACGCTTCCACATCACCGACTAGCCCCGACCGCCATCGGGGAGCCAACACCACTATCAGGATGGAGGACCCCGATGGCACAGGACATCGGCACCGTATACGTGCAGGTGGCACCCTCCGGCAAGGACTTCGGCAAAACCCTCGAAGGCGACATCACCGGCAGCGTCGACACCGCAGCCAGGAAAAGCGGAGGCAGCCTCACCGGCACCCTCGGCAAGGCATTCGGCAAAATCGGCAAACTCGGACTCGGCGCCATCGGCACCATCACCGGAGGCGTCACCGCGCTCGCCGCAAAAGGCGGCTTCACCCGCGCCCTGAACATCGAAAACGCGCAAGCCAAGCTCAAAGGCCTCGGCCACGACGCCAACAGCGTCAGCGAGATCATGAACAACGCGCTCGCCAGTGTGAAGGGCACCGCGTTCGGATTGGGTGATGCCGCCACCGTGGCCGCCAGCCTATCGGCGGCCGGCATCGCATCCGGCGAGCAGATGACCAAGGTCCTCAAGACCGTGGCCGACACCGCGCAAATCTCGGGCCGATCACTCACCGACATCGGCACCATCTTCGGATCCGTCGCCGCACGAGGCAAACTCCAAGGCGACGACATGCTCCAACTGATGAGCTCCGGCGTGCCCGTCCTCCAAATGCTCGCCAAACACCTCAACACCACCTCCGAAGACGTGTCCGACATGGTCTCGAAAGGCAAAATCGACTTCCAGACCTTCGCCGACGCCATGCAGGAAGGGTTGGGTGGAGCCGCATTGGCTGCCGGCGACACGTTCAGCGGCGCTTTGGCGAACGTGAAGGCCGCTCTCAGCCGATTGGGCGAAGGCCCCGGCAAGCTGGCGCTCGAATCGTTGCGCAAGACGTTCAACGCGGCCATTCCGGCCGTGGACGCGCTCTCAAGCCAGCTCACACCGTTCGTGGAGCAGTTGAACGGCAAGCTCACCCCGTATGTGGACAGGGCCGTCAAGCTCATCGAGCAATTCAGCCAGGGGTTGCAGGACGGCAGCATCACCGTTCAGGACATCGTCGGCAGTCTCGGCCAATTGGCCGGAGCGTTCGCATTGTTCGCCGTGGCCGGCGGCAACGTGGACAAGATCACCAACGTGTTCGACACGCTCGGCAAACTCGGTGACGGCGGGATCGGCCAGCTCACCGGAAAGCTCAAGCAGATGCCCGGCCAGCTCCAGTCGAGCCTGACGGGCCTGCAGCAGTTCAAATCGTATTTCAACAAGGATATCCGCGACGCTCTCGCCGTGGACGGCGACCCGTTCGCGTCGGCCGTCAACCGTATCCGGCAGGGCGCGGACAAGCTCACGGGCCCGTTCAGACTGCTCGGCGCGAAGATCGCGGGCTCCGATGTGGGCCAGTCGGTCGCCGGAGTGGCGGACAGGCTGGGTGTCGGATTCGGAAAGCTCACCAGCGCATTCGATTCGAACATCAAGGTGCTGGGCTCCAAAGTCGGCAACGGCTTCGGCGGCATATTCTCCAAGATCTCGGACAGCAAGCTCGTATCCGGACTGTCATCGGTGGCCGGCAAGGCGAAATCCGCCATGAGTCCGGTCGTATCCGGATTGGGTGACGTGTTCGGTGGCATCGGCGACATCGTGGGTCCGAAACTGCAGGCCGGATTGGGCAAGATCGGCTCCCTGTTCGGCTCGTTCTTCAGCCCCGGCAATTTCATGAAGTACATGGGCATAGCCGGCATCATTGCCGCGTTGGTCGCGGGTCTCGGCATGCTGGACCAAAGCATGCAGGGGCAGTTGTTCGCGATGATAGGCCAGCTGTCCGCGCAACTGCCGACACTGCTGCAGCAGCTGAACATGCAGATCACCGCCAGCCTGCCGGCCATGCTCGCGCAGGGCGCGGCCATCCTCACCGCGCTGATGAACGCGATCAGCACGAACGCACCCCAGCTGATGACCACCGCCGTGCTCATCGTCACCACGTTGGTCAACGGGCTGGCCTCGCAACTGCCTACGCTGCTGCCGGCCGCGCTCAACATGATCATGGCGCTCGTCTCCGGATTGGCATCCAACGTCGGACAGCTGCTCAACAGTGGCATGCAGCTCCTCCTCGGCCTCGTGCAGGGCCTCATGAACGCGCTGCCGCAGCTCATCGCGCAGGCACCCACCATCATCGGCAACCTCGCCAGTTCGATAGCCGCGAACCTGCCGCAGATCCTGCAGACGGGCGTGCAGATCCTCGTCACCCTGGCCAACGGCCTGGCCAGCGCCATACCGCAGCTGATCGGTAAGATCCCGGCCATCGTGAAAAGCATCTGGGACGCTTTCACGTCGGTGAACTGGGGCAGCGTCGGCATGAACATCATCAAGGGTATCGCCAGCGGCGTCGCCTCGGCGGCCGGCACCCTCGTCAACGCGGCCGTCAACGCCGCCAAGGACGCGCTCAACTGGGTCAAGGACAAGCTCGGCATCCATTCGCCGTCACGCGTGTTCCGTGACGAGGTCGGCGTGATGATCGGCCGGGGCATGGCCGAAGGCATCGACCGCAGCCAGGAAGTCGTCAACCGGAGCCTCGGCGAACTCGCCGATGGGCTCACGTTGGACGGCTACACGTTCGGCATGCCCACCCCCGTGATGAGCCTGCCGGCCAACGCCTGCCAGATGGTCAACGGCACGCAGTCGAACCAGCAGGGCATGCAATCCCAGTTGGACGAGCTGCTGGCCGAGGTGAAGGCGTTCCACGAGGATATGCCGTTCATTCTGCAACAGTTGGGCATCAACATCGACGGGCGGGAATTCGGAAGGGCGGTGCGACGCTATGCAAAGGCTTGAGTACGTGTGTTCCACCGGCGGCTCGATCTCGTTCGAAGGCCCCATCTACGGGGAGACGATGCCATCGTTGAGAGGACGCGCGTGGACGTACACGCTCGGCGCGCGCACCCTTACCGGGGTGGCATGGCAGGCCCGTGAACTCACGCTTACGGTGAAGGCCGTGGACGGCGAAACCCAATTGGACCGGCTGCGCATGCTCACCGACCATGACGTGCTCGCGCACTCCAGGGACTCCACGATATCGGGCCTGCTGCGCGTGGACGACGTGTGGGAGTGCAGGGCGCTCATCACCAAAAGCGAACCGCAATCCATCACGCCGCGCATCATCGAAACCCAATTGACCGTGACCCAATTGGGCATGTGGCGACGCAGCCTGCCGACCGTCACCTATGCGCCCAGCGACCCCGACGCCTACCAGTATCTCGATCACCCGTATGACATGGACTACGATTACGGGCCGCCATCCACCCCACCGGTGATAGCCGTGGACGGGTTGGACCCGATGCCGTTCCGCATGACCATATACGGGCCCTGCTCGAATCCGACCGTCACGATCGGCGGCAACCAGTACCGGATCACCGGTGACATCCCCGGCGGCGCTCGCGTCGAGGTGGATGCGGTGGAGGGCGAGCGTTCGGTGGCGTTCGTCAACGCGGCCGGCGACCGGATCAACTGGTTCGCGAACGCGGAACGCGGTGCCGGCCTTGATTCCGGCAGCTACGTCTTCCAACCGTTGCCCGCCGGGCGCGCCGAAGTGAGCTGGCCGGGAGGCTACACGTTCGAGCTCACGCCCGTCGAGGAGAGGAGCGAACCACCGTGGTCAGCCTCATAGTCACCGACGCGAAGCACAAGCCGTTGCGCGCGGTGGACGACTACATGCTCGATCTCGCCTACGGCAGCGATGAGAATTCGTTCAAACTCACCTGCCTGCCGCAGCCGGAGGCCGGCGCGCTGATCATAATCGACGGCACCGAATACGGCGGGTTGGTGACCGTGCGCAACACGGACGGCAGCGTGGAGGGCCCCACCTGGCATGGCCTGCTCTCACGCCGCATCCTCCAACCCGATCGGGGGCAGGATTACCTCACCGTTTCCGGCGCTGCCGGCGATGTGCTCAACATGTTGTTCAAACGCATCGGATTGGATGCGCTGTTCACTGCGTCAGCACGGCACGCTGTCACCATCAACCCGTATTCGTTCGACCGGTATACGGACGCGTACACGGGCATCCGGAAGATGCTCGCCGCCAACAATGCGAAACTCCGTCTCATCTGGGCAGACGGGCGTGTGAACGCGTATGCGCTGCCCGCCGAACACTACGGCGACAGCATCGACAGTGATCTGGTCGAATTCAAGGCCTCGCTCGATAGCCAGCCGGTGAACCATCTCATCGGATTGGGCACCGGGGAACTCAAAGACCGCGCGGTCGTCCACTGGTACGCGGATGTCAACGGCAACGTGAGCCAAACCCAATCATTGACCGGATTGGCGGAACGTCAGGCCGTCTACGACTATTCCAACGCGAGACCCGACGAGCTGAACACCGAGACCAGGAAGAAGCTCATCGAACTGCAATCACAGGGCGGCGTCGAGGTCACCATAACAGACAACACGTTGAGCATGGACGTTGGCGACACGGTCACCGGCCGTGACAACCGGCTCGGCATCACGCTCACCGTGCCCGTGGCCAAGAAGATCGTGAAATCATCCGGCGGCATCCTGTCCGTGGACTACGAGTGCGGCACCGCGTCAGGCGATACGACGAGCCTCAGCGGCTCCGCGGAATCCAACGGCTCCACCGGTTCGGGCGGCTCCGGCGCGTACTACGCGGACGGGGTCACCATCACCATGCGCAACAACACGTTCAGCGCGGTCGTCACCCCTTCGCGCGTGGACGACGTGGAGAAAACAGCCAAGGACGCCTACACGCTCGCCTCGAACTATTCGGCCGAAATCGGCAAGGCACAGCAGGACGCCGCCGACGCCATCGCCGCAGCAGCCATGAACGTGGCCTCGATAACCACGGCCACGCCATTGTCCGCGAGCAGGAACGGCCAGACCGTGCACATCACGGCAACGGAGGCCACGGCCGAAGGATCCGGACTCATGAGCGCGGCGGACAAGCGGAAACTCGACGGATTGGAGAACTACGCGCTTCCGGCCGCCACCATTGCCACGTTGGGTGGAGTCAGACCTGACGGCAGCACCATCACCGTCAATGAGGATGGCGTCATCACCGCGCACGCCACATCGACCGGCAACGGAATCCTGTTTCCGGTCGGCTACGTGGTCATGAACACCACCGGCAACAATCCCGCTGACGACTTCGGCGGCACCTGGGAGCGGCGCCCCTCATTGGGCGCGCATATGTGGGAAAGGATCAAGTAATGACACGCAACACATTGGGGCGTAGCTGCCTGCTCGAAGCGAACCTCATCCTCGTGGCCGGCGTCACCAACACATACCGGTTGCGATGGCTGCGCAGGGTCACCGACCGGCAGGGGGCCACGGTCGCAAGGCCGATGGACCTGACCGGATGGACTCCGATCATGCAGATACGCCGCGACAGGCTCATCGTGTTCGACCTGACGCCATACGTGCGATTGGACGAACACGGCTGCATCACGATCACGGTGCCCGCCGACACGACCCGAGACCTGCCCGAAGGCAGTGCCGCATGGGATCTGCTATTGGCCGCGCCGAACGGGGATACGACCCGTCTGGCGGCAGGCAGCGCGCTCATCGAATCCACCGTCAGCATAACCACAGGAAGGAGCCAATCATGATCCGCACGCTGAACAGCTGCAACTGCGACGACCTGGTCACCATCATCGACGACGCGATCGTCATGGAAGGACAGAAAGGCGAAAGCGCCTATGAGACCGCCGTCAGACTCGGCTACCAGGGCACCGAGGCCGAATGGGTCGACTCATTGCACGGCAAAGGCATCACGCTCGGCCACGGCGACCCCACCAGCCAGCTCACGGCCCGTGAGGGGGACGGCTATCTGAACGCCGACAACGGCGATCTGTGGGAATACACGTCGGAACCGGACGGCTCCGAGGAAACCAATGATAAGGAGAACAATCATGGCTAACGCATGGAAGAAAATGGGTTCGCTGCGCGGCCCCGCTGGAGCGGGAGCCGACGTGGCCACCAGCAAGAAGGCGGGCGTGGTCAAACCGTCAGGCGATTTCGACATCACGGCGGACGGCACCCTGAGCCTGTACACGCCGATGAGCGTCATGAGTTTCACCGGCGGCAGCGACCATGAGATCGGTGAGACCGTGGACACCGTGAACCTCGCATGGAAGCTCAACAAGACCCCGGCCACGCTCACATTGGACGGTCAGGAAATCGTGAAGGGCGAGGACGGCCAATTCCCCACCAGCCAACCACTCACCAAACAGGCACTCAAGGCCAACAAGACCTACACGCTCGCCGTCACCGACGCGCGAGGCTCCAAGGCATCGAAAACCACCAGCGTCCTCTTCCACTACAAGCGCTACTGGGGTGTGGGCGGAAACCCGGCAGATAGCGTCGACAGCACGTTCCTGCTCGCATTGGCCGGCTCGGAGCTGGGTGATTCGAAGGCGAAGACGTTCACCGTGAACGCGGCCGCAGGCCAGTACATCTGGTATGCGATCCCACATTCGTTCGGCACGCCGACGTTCAAGGTCGGCGGCTTCGAAGGCGGTTTCAATCTCGTGAAGACGTTCGACCACACGAACGCGTCCGGAGCCACCGTCTCGTATGACGTGTGGCAGTCAACCAACGCGGGCCTCGGCAACACCACCGTGAACGCGGCCTGAGAGGAGGAGAATCATCATGTCCATCCAGCTCATCGACAAGATCAAGCAGAAGAACGACGGCAACTTCTATCTCGTTGACGCCGTGGACGTCGAATACAACAAGAAAAGCCTCATCGACGCCTTGAAGGCCGGCGACATCATTCCCGCAGGAGGCGGCACCAGTGCGGGCACGTTCCACGTGGCCAACATCAACATCGGCTCAAACACCGCGTTCGATTCCTCGAAACTCACCCCGAGCACGGTCTCTGCCGGCGATCTGATCGTGGACGCCAACGGCGCCTTCTACACCGTGGCGAAGGTGGACGGCACCACCGTCACCCCTTCCGCCGCATTGACCGCGGATGGCGGCGGCACGCTCGGCTTCAAGGGAGCCAAAGGCGACAAGGGTGAACCCGGTGCGCAGGGTCCCGCAGGCCCGCAAGGCCCGAAGGGCGACGCGTTCACCATCGCCAAAACCTACGCCAGCGTCGCCGAAATGAATGCCGACTACAGGAACGCGGACATTCCGATCGGCTCGTTCGTCGTCATCAGCACCACCAACGTGAACGATGCGGACAACGCGAAAATGTTCGTCAAGAACGACACCCAATACGCGTTCGTCACCGACCTCTCCGGCGCGCAAGGCATCCAAGGCCCGGCAGGCCCGCAAGGCATCCAAGGCCCGAAGGGTGAACCCGGTGAGCAAGGCGAGAAGGGTGCCAACGGCACTCCAGGAGCCAAAGGCGAAACCGGCCAACGCGGCAACCGCATCACCGTAGGCGACGGAGACCCCGGAGAACCACCGGCCGACGCGCTCGCCGGCGACGTGTACATCAACCAGGCGAACGGTGATTTCTACCAGGTGCAGGACCAGTAAACCCCGCATCCCTCAAAACCCAGTCAGTCAATGCCATAACCAACCAGCAGTAAGGAGCATCATCATGGCATATGTGAAGAAACTCAACCTCACCGGCCCGCAGGGACCTCAGGGTCCGCAGGGCGCCACCGGTCCGCAGGGCCCTCAGGGACCTCAGGGTCCGCAGGGCGCGAAGGGTGACGCGTTCGCCATCGCGAAAACCTACAAGTCCGTGGCCGAAATGAACGCCGGCTACGCCACCGACGGAGTGCTCAACGGCCAGTTCGTCATGATCGACACCGGCAACGTGAACGACGCGGACAATGCGAAGCTCTACGTCAAGGGAGCCAAGGGATACACGTACATCACCGATCTGTCCGGCGCCACCGGCATGACGGGTCCGCAGGGACCACAGGGTCCGAAGGGTGAAACCGGCGCACAAGGCGAGAAGGGTGCCACCGGCGCGAAAGGCGCGGACGGCAACACCATCACCTACGGTACCAGCGCACCGGCAGCCGGCGCCACCGGCAAGGCCGGAGACATGTACATCCAATCCAACGGCGACCTCTACATCTTCGAATAAAGGCCGCCTGTGATGGCATACGTCAAGAAAACCAACCTGCGAGGCCCGCAAGGGCCCGCAGGCCCACAAGCCTCAACCGAACAGATCTTCGACAAAGCCTGGCCCATCGGCACGGTCCTCGAAACCAACAGCGACAGCACGCCACCCACCTACAACACCGGCTGGAAGAAACTCCCCAACATCATGGGCCGTGGATTCCTCTGGCAACGCATCGGATAAGGAAACGATCATGACAGTCGAACTCATCACCGGCTTCGCCGGCACACCACACATCGGCAGCGACGACGTAGGCGCATTCAACGCCGGACTCGTAGGCCCCGGCGACTACGCGCTCGCCACCGGCAACCAGCTCAAGGCCACCATGAGCAACGCGAACACCATCGCCGTCCAATCAGGCGACGCCGTATTGAACGGCCGCCATGTGCACCTGACCGGCACCACCACCGCCACCGTGCAATCCGGCACCAAAGGCCAGAAACGCAACGATCTCGCGGTGCTTCGCTACACGAAGAACACCACCACCGGCGTGGAAACCTGCTCGCTCGTGGTCCTCAAGGGCACCCCCACCACCGGCACCCCGGCGGATCCGGCCCACAACACCGGCAGCATTCTCGACGGCGTCGCCACCCACGACATGCCCCTCTACCGCATCCCATTGGACGGCATCACCGTTGGCACCCTCGTCCCGCTCTTCAACGTGCTGAAACCAATGAAGGACGTGTGGGATTCGCTAACCCAGCGCGTGAAGACCGCATGGCGTGTCCCGTACTCGTCCGACAATGTGCTGCTGGCTCGCATGGGCAGCCTGTGCATCATGACCGGCAACGTCAAGTTCAACCAGTCGGGCGGGAACAACTACAGCAAGGCGACCGAGACGCTGCCCGCCGGGTATCGTCCCACTGAGGGCAATACGATGATTGGGCGGTTCACCTACGACGGCGGACAGTTCAACCTGCTCAGCCAACCCAGCGGCGAGGTCACTATGCTCGGCAATCCGGGCAGCGCGTACGCTTGCACCAGCGCCGCATGGTTCACCAACGACCCAATGCCGGCATAGGGTTTCGCTAACCCAAACGACTCCTTCTAGATTGATCAGCAATCAATATGGCACAGTCACCGGCTACAAGATGGGACATGTGGCCTGCATATCCTTCCGATGGAAGTCGAGCAGCACGGAATCATGGGGAACCGGTCAGATGGGTACATTACCGGTCGGATTCAGACCACCCATGAATCTGGACTTCTCGTATGGCGGCCGTGACAATACGTCGCAGAAAATGATCAATATCAGCAAAGACGGTGTCATGAGCTATACGAACCAGGGTGGAGTCCAGGGCAACAACGCGTTTGCCGACACGTTGACATACCTGACCATATGACTCACGGCAGCGGCCAGGAGGCGTACAGGGCAAAAGCTGAATTATCCTGAGCGCCTCCGGCATTGGAATATGACAGGGTGCCGTCAGCATCCACCTTGACCCATTTATGGTTGATTGCGTTCTGGACGGCAGGCTGAAATCGAAGGTTTCGTGCAGGACGGTACCCTACGGGAATCGTGCCGATGTTACCGCTTTCCCATGATCCGCTTGCCGAGGATTTCCATGACAATTCAAGGAATGCCCAGCCGCTCTTCCGCATGACGGTGCATGTGCCATACTTTTTCAGATTCGCAGGAACGCAGTCTATGGGCCCTGTTTGGGTTAGCGAATCCCTGTTTAACGTATGAGGGCACGTTCCCATGTGCGTTGTGCCTCGCGCAGCACTTCGCTGTCGGGGCGCAGATAGTAGCGGGCCGTGGTGGCGATTGACGAGTGGCCGAGTGCCCGGCTGACCACTGCCACGTCTACACCGGCTCCCAGCGCGGTGCTGGCCCAGCTGTGGCGCAGGTTGCGGCGTGGCACGTAGGGCAGGTTCTGCGATCTGCACCATGCGGCGTAGTGTCTGGCCACTTGACCGGGATTCAACAGGCCGATGAGTCGACCGCCCTCCCGTGGCCTGATCTCACGCAGGCGAAGCACCGCGAATCGTGGCAGCACGACTGTACGGCGTGATAGTTCGGTCTTCGGATCCACGATCACCTCATGGCCGTCCACCCATTGCAGACCGCGTTGGATTCGGACTTTGCCGGTATTGAGATTCAAATCAGCCCATTCCAGTCCGAGGGCTTCTTCGGTACGCAGTCCAAGGCAGACCGAGCAGATCAGCCAAGCCTCCAACTCGTGCCCGTGGAAACCCCGCAACAACCGGCGTATCTGGCGAATATCCAACACCTCCGGCTCATAACCGCTGGGCTTGGGCGGCGTGACCCTGCCGGTCACGTCCACGTCCAATATTCCGAGCCGAACCGCCGAGTGCAGCATCTGCCGCAGCACGGCCCAGGATTTACGCGCCGCACCGGCCGAACCGATCCTGTCCAGCCACGCTTGGATGCGTGGGGCCGTCAAATCCGCCAACTCCACGTCACCCAATTCGGGTCGTATGTGACGATTCCATGCGCTCGCGTATCCAACGCACGTGCATTCACGCAGCCTGCCGCATGCCGGCCAATACGACTCATCCCAATACTCATTCAGCAACATTTCCAACCTCCAAAAACCCACACGCCGCACGGCCATTCCACGCGGATACCCGTGTGGGTTTTACGCCAACCAACCATCACATGGAAAGGAGCAATGCATATGCGATATTCCACCGTCGCGAGGATGTCTTATGGCTGACGACATCATCACGAGCGTCGTCGCCGGGCTCATCATCGCCGCCGTCTCGACGGCGGCCGGCATCCTGTGGCAGCAGCTCAAAACCGCGAAAGCGGCCGAAGCCGCCGAACAACAGCGTGCCCGCGAGCACGACCAGCTCGTGGACGAGGCCCTGCGCACGCTCCTGTTGTGCAAGCTGGAGCAGCAGCAGGACACCATGGTGCACGACCAGCACGGCGTCGCGGACAACGATTTCAAACTCCGCGCCAAACGCGTCTACGACGCCTACCACGCTTTGGGCGGCAACGGGCACGGCACGCAGGTCAACAACGACATCCAAAACGCGCCCATAGCACCAAGACCCACAACAACCAATTAAAGGAGTCAATCATGGCAAACAACACAGGAGTCGCCGACCACAAGGCGACCAGCAACGCCACCATTCCGGGCATGACGGTCGAACGCACGAAGGCGGTCGTGCTGCTCGTCGTGCAGATATTCGCACTCGCGCAGACCGGACTCTCCCTCGCGGGCATCAGCCAGCTGCCCTTTACCAGCGAGGGGGTGAGCACGGCCATCACGGGCGTCATCGCCGTCATCGCCAGCATCTACAGCTGGTGGCATAACAACAACGTGACCGAGGCCGCCGTGCAGGGCCAACAGGTCGTCGACGGCATCAAGCTCGCCCAACGCACGGGCAACACCGCCGACCATCCCGACACCGACACCGAGGTTTCGTCCGCGCCGGAATCGATGCCCATGCCCACCGGCGAGTGACCATGGTCGACATCAAAGAGGAGATCGTCAACTGGGGCCACGGAAGCCTCTCGCCCTGGATGTTCGCCGTGCATTCGACCGCGAATCCGGGCGCCACTGCGCGCAACCACCGCGACCTGTGGTCCCGTAACTACGCCTACGCGGTGCATTTGGTCAGCGACTGGCGCGAGGCGATCCACTGCGTTCCCTACGACCGATTGTGCTGGCAGGTCGGCAACGGCAACGCGACCTGCGAGGGCCTCGAGATCTGCGAGGCCACCAACACGGCCGATTTCCGGACCGGCATCGACATCGCGGCCGACGTGATCGCCCAACGCCTCAAAGCGCGCGGCTGGGGCATCGACCGTATGCACCCCCACCAGTGGTTCAGCCGCGTCTATGGCGGTTCGGACCACACGGACCCCATCCCGTACTTCAGCCGGTTCGGCTACTCATGGGATCAATTCACCCAATTAGTTCAAGCGAAAATGAATGGAGAAGACATGGCAATCAGCGCAGACGACGCGAAGCGAATCGCCGCCGAGGTATGGTCCTACAGCTACAAAGGCAGCGACACGCCCTTCAACCAGCTGTTCATGCACGTCGCTTCGCAGACGGCGGGCAAGGTGGCGACCTACAATTGGACGGACTCGAAGGGCCAGGGCGGCTGCTACGGCGGCAACTTGTACAACGAGATCAAGGGCATCTGGGAGCGGGCCGACCGCAACGAGAAAGCCCTCGCGCAACTGACCGCCCTGGTCGCGGCCCAGCAGACCGCCCTGGACACGCTCGCCAAGAGCCTCGGCGCGAACCCAGCCGACATCGCCGAGATCGTCGCGCGGGCCGTCACGGCCAAACTCGACAGCATCGACGTCACCTTCACCGCCACATCCAAGTGACGAATCGTCTGGATGGGGTTTGAAAGAATAATTCAACCCCGAATGTTACGGCCCCGTCCGGCCGCAGACGGCTCTACATGAGCCGCTCTGCTTGCCGGGCGGGGCCGATTTTTCACGTTGTAGGCGCGGTCCGAGACGGTGTAAATTTATCCGATTTTTATCCGATGACCTCTGAAAACGACATATATCACCGAACTCAACGAATGAACTACATAGGCGCAAAACGTTGAAATTCCAACCGTTTTAGGTCTTACAGAATTTGATGGAGAAAGACGAAAACAGGTCGAATACAACAGGATGTCGCCGGTTCAAATCCGGCTAGCCCGACAAACAAAAAAGCCTGGAATCTCAACGATTCTGGGCTTCTTCTTTTATCCGGCCGCTAAACGATTTATCCGTTTTTATCCGATGACCGTAGAACCTATATGGCCTTGCGGTCTAAGGGACTTTTGTGATGTTGGGACCCCACCTGCTAGTCAGTTCGATTCCATGCGACATCGATTTCCGCTTCCCAATCTCAAATGACACCAAAATACCTGCAACCGATTGTGCAATCCCGTGGGCGGGAGTGGGTTGCAGGTAAAAGGTGTCGAGTTACAGCCCAGAATCACCCCTAACTAGTACCGAAATACCCGCAACCGCAGTAACTAACCCCTTTATACCTGCAATCCGGCAAATATGGTTCAGACAATCCGCACATCCAGACCGCTATCCGAACACACCGTTTATACTGGATCACACATCGAATCAACATCTAGAACCGACCGTCTCCAACGACCCATAGGGAGAGCAC